CCTGGTGTACTCCGTTAGTCCTACGGTTTGATCCGCAGCACGCGCCTTCTCTATCGCCTAGAGCCCTTGGGGGGGCGGTCCTATACACTATCCTACAACTGTTCCTAATCTTCCTACTTCTACTAATACTACTGTTGTTATGCATGTTATGTAGCACAACGCGGTGTCCAGCCGGTTGTGATGTTTTAGTTTGTGTTTTATATTGTTTTCGTCTTTATTATTGTTATTGTTGTATTGTGTTCCTAATTTTTGTGTGTGGTGCGTTATACTTCTAAATCAGACACCCTCACAAGCGTGATGTTCGCCTGCTCCGCTGTGCCAGTAAATGAGGCTGTAGTTGCGATGGTTGGTGCCAGCAACTGATCCGTGACTCTCAACCCAATAGCAAGGAGCACTCGATTCAGAGTGCCAGTTCCTGCTAATGTCGGGGATACTGTCTGGATTGATGATGACAAATTGTACGCCCTGGCCACACAATTGGTAAGTGTGAACGAACCTGGTGTCCAAGTCGTAATGGTACCTGTGTTACTCCGCAGTTCTATCAGCAAAATCCAATCTCCCACGCTTCCTCTCGGCATGGTGATTGTCTTTCCGGTCGCCGCCACGGCAACATTGCCTCCAACCACAGGTGTACCCGTAAAGAATGAACCTGTAGTCGGTGCAGTGTTGAACGTTAAATATCCGGACTTACCGTCGGACGTCACGTTGGAGTTTAGCAATGGCTTCTTCAGCTCAACCTCGTAGGTGACCCAAAGGTCTCCCAACACAGTCGTGCCTGCCTGCCCGCTAGTCGCCACATACGTGGTACCAAGATCGTACATCATGGTGGAATCACCGTCCGGAACAGCACCATTACGAACGTACTGGACGTTGAATGGGTTCTCCTTCGGATCACACTCCACGGGATGCGCGAATGTCTCTGATGGCACCGCTTCACTACTATTGTACTCATTGAGCATCTCTAACTTGGAGGTCGGCGCTGTGTCAGTGGATCGGTACGATGTTTGAATCATCACCGAACCCAAAGGTGCACCAGTACCTGCGACCGCGTTGCCACTGGTCGGTATGTAATGGAACACGACACCCTTAAACTTGTACTCCTGGAAATTCGACGCCAATCGAGATAACCACGGAAACGTACGGGAATTGCCTGGATTCAACCCAAACGAGTCGAACACAGTATAGCCTGTTGTCCCCGGAATCTCGCCTAGGTACTCCTTGTGTCGTACTGTTATAGACTGTCCGTCGTTGTGCATCATCGGGATTGATTGGGAAGACTTCATCTGTCTGACAATTGAATTGGTACCAACAGTGTAGTCGCCACTACCGAGCCACTTGCTCAGCGCGCCACCCAAACTGTGTCCCATTCCTGTCCCCGCTGCCGGCATGCCAAAAAGACCACCAGCTGCAGCTCCACCCATTGAGCCCAACGCCCTCAGCGCCGCTCCTAGTCGGGTCATCTCTTGACCCTGCTTCTTCTTATTTTTCTTCGTTTTCTTAACGATCACCATTTTCTTATTTTTCGCCATTGTAATCGTTTATCACACGTGCTACATCGGTGCTTGCCCGACGTCCTCGACACCATGCACTAATCGAAACTCCGCCGATATTGTCAACGAACGGTAGTACGCCTCCATAGCGACCTGCTCATCAGGTGTCCACCCAAACGCCGTCTCAAATGAAACCCTAGTGTCAGCCTTCACCGCTTCCCACTTAGATTGCATTCCTCTTGACAGCATTCTCGAACCACTCTGCATAAACACAGCTTCACTCATTTTGGAAGGTTTTCCAGACCGCATGTAGGCACAGTACAGCTCTTGAAACACTGGAATACCACTGGTCAATGCAAGGCCACACTCGCCCACCGCATATAACCACGACTCCAACGCTCCCCGAGACTGTAAGGGGAATAGGCACAAGCTGTCCTTTTCCCTCGCCGCGTGTAGGTTGCGCACCATGCGCCAACCCCCTGCCACAAACACAGGGTGAGTCTGACAGAACTCAATCTGCTCAAACTCGTACACCGGCTTCTCTACCACCATAACAAATCCCAACTCCTTAGCATACTCAACGAATCCAGTCGTAAACGACGGTAGATCCTTCCGCTCCATAATCAACACACAGTCATCTCCATTGTTCGCAAGCTTGGCCTTCACGCCACACCTTTGCAACCAAGAGTACACTATACCACACATTATCAAACTGTTCCCCAACGACGTGTTCATATCACCACTGCCACGCCCTCCTAGCGTGCAATACTTGATCTTCCCGTCATGGCAGTAAGAAACTTCACGGTTCACCAATTGCATCTTCAAAAGCCTTTGCAACTCTTTGCATCGGAAGAGCATGTTGTATAGTGTGTGCTCCCACTCAAGGAGGCCCACATCTACACTGGCATCAAACCGGGACGCATCCAATCCGACAGCAACCGGGTCACGCATGCTGTTCCACAGCACACGCATTTCGTCACCCATCTGATCGGCGTTCAACCCCTTGAACACCACATACCTCTGCTTAAAAACCCTTGAAACAGCACGGAAAATTGGTTTCTCCATGTGCTTCAGGTACCTCCCAACCCCGATGTTGAACACACCGTCTCGAGGCTGGATGATACGAGGACTCTTATCTCTCGGCACTTTCTCCACTTTCATGAACGCTTTCAATGTAGCGTGCATCGTTTTGACTCCATCACGAAGATATTCCACCAACTTCGATTCGTACATAGTTCGCTTGCGACCCGTGTATGACTCAACAAACTGCTGAGCCTCCACTGGGTGACAAACACGCCCTATTGACTTCACGACCCTTAAGCGAAACTCCCCAAGGAATCTGTCGTAATACTCCCTCTTACGACAGCTGCGACGACACAGCACCCCATTGATCTTGGCATATATCATACGCTCAAGCAACGCGGCACAGGTCGTCGCGACATCTGCGGCATTGGTACACAACGTTCGGTCCCCTCCGGCAACCCCGTCAATCGCATACACAAAACGCTCCTTCTCGGCCTCCAACCTCCAGTGCACGGCCAACTTCGCATACATTGGGTCTTCGGTACGCAAGGTCTCCCACGTCACCTCATCCGGTGAGTGTTTGACACTTGGCACTTTACTAACCCCGCACGCGCTGCGCACCTTGGTCTGGCCTCCCTACGTGATGCTGAATCCGCAAGCTCGAGAAGCTTGACGGACCCAGCGTTCCACACGTGACAGATGTTCCTCGTACCGTTCATAGTACTCCAACTTCAAGGTACGGGCTGCTAACTTCGCTTGTAGCTCCTCCGGAGACTCAACAAACGAACACTGCACCACATAGTGGATATGCTTAGCAATGTGCGTCGGACGCAACCCTTGTGCCAACATCCTACGATACACGAACTGGTGCACCGCCTTGACATTGTACTCTTCGCACTTGGGCGTACCGTACTTTGACTTGACCTGCTAGCAAGGCTTTGATGTACAGGTGCTTACGCTCCTTGTGAATACCACGCGACCCCTGGACCTCCAATCTCTGGGACGCATCCTTCACTCTTGGTACACCACCATCACTAGCGGTGGGAGCAGCTTCGCAGCGCTGCCCCCCATTCGGTACCTGAGCCCCCTCAGGCACCGCCTCTGCTGCCAGCGCAACACCCTCAGGCGCCGCTTCAGTTGCCGGCATGGCAGATTCGTGAGTCTTGGTGTCCTCAGGCTCATCACCCTTCTCACCCTCACACTCACCCGTCACCGCATCAGCCTCGGCGAAGGCGTGGGCATAGCACTTCATACACCCACAATCTTTCTCCACCTCCTGCTCACCCTCTGCAAAGGGCGCGGTTCCATCCCCGTCTATGTCCTGGAGGACGGGGTACTCACTGATGAGCTCCTCAGGAGTGGCGTCACTATCGGCATCTGCCAAGTGTACACCATCTCCACTACGCGGCCTGCTGCATAGGTAGTTGTAACCGTGCACCGCAAAGTACGCGACGAAAGCCACTGACACCGCAGCGCCAAGCAACTCCATCGTCGTCCATTGTATACGTAGGCGACACCCGCTGCGCTGAAATCTCCACCACCTGTGAGGCGCGCGACAGAAACTCTCGAGAGTTCTACCACCGTGAACCGGAATACCAATACCTGCGTAGGCAAGCTTGAATTTCGGCCCGAAAACATCCACCGCAGTCGAACGGACCATTGCCTGCACTGGTCCATCGAAGATGGGTACCGAGTGAAGACGACCAGTGCTCTGGGTAAGAATGTGCGCAATCTCATTGGCGTGTTGGGTCAGACTTGGTTTGAACAAGGCAATACGAGCGGCAAGCGACATGAGCTCCAATAATCGAATCTGGACGGTTA